ATGAAAAGATCAGAAGTAAAGACTGGTAAGCGTTTGTCAGATACCACATTGGAAAGTTTAGAGCCAGATGAAAAGGAATTCCGTATTTTAGATGGTGATAATCTTTATTTCCGTATCAAAACGAATGGTACTAAGTCTTGGCAATTAAGGTATAAAACACCTGAGAATAAATGGGCTTGGCGTGGATTAGGTTCATACCCCACAGTATCAGGTGCAAAAGCAAGAAAATTAGCTTTTGAATTAATGAATGCTTCATCTAATGGCACACCTATACCAACTCAAAAAGAAAAACGTATAGCTGAGATCGAAAAGGTTAATTCCACATTTGAACAAATTGCACAAGAATGGCTAGATACTAAAAGGCAAAGATGGACTGAGGGTACATGGACTAGAAATGTCGGGGCATTAGAAAAACATATCTATCCAACTTTTGGTAAATCTGATTTTAGAAATATTATGCCTAAAGACTGGTTTGAGCATCTTCTGGGGATACAAAGAGAGTTGGGAATTAATGAGCAAGTTAAGCGGATGGCTTCATTATGCCGAGAGATATATGACCTTGCAAAAGTTAAAGGAAAGATACAATACAATCCTTTAGATGGTGTGAATAAGTTTTTAGACCCAGCAGAATCTAAGAATATGAAGCATGTATCCCTAGAGGAATTACCAAGACTTTTACAGGTAATTAATAATTATCCAACTCCAGATGTAAGGATAGGACTGCAATTGTTAGTGATGCTTTTCCCTCGACCATCGGAATTGAGGGAAGCGAGATGGGACGAGTTTAATTTTAAAAAGGCAATGTGGGTAAGACCAGCCGAAAGAATGAAAACTCGTATTGAACATGCAATCCCATTACCTAAGCAGGCTATTGAACTATTAAAAGAGTTAAAAAAATATAGTGGTAATTCAGAATTGCTTTTTCCAAGTCGTACAAGTTTAGATAAACCTAGATCAGATACAGTTTTTATCATGGCTTTGCGCCGTATGGGATATGGTGATAAACAAAGTCCACATGGCTTTAGACATATTGCGAGTTCTGCATGGAATAGAAAATATCCGACAATGGGACAAGTTGTAGAGTCTGCCCTTGCTCATTTAAAGAAAGGCGTTAAAGGTATTTATGATAAAGAAGCACACTTTGAGGACAGAATAGAAATGCAGCAATGGTGGGCGGATGAGTTGGACTTACTTATTAAAACAAAAGAATAGAGGAAACATTATGAAAAATTTAACTGATTTTGAGGTTTATAAACTTCTTGATTCAATGAATTTATTAGAGTCAGCTTGTTTAATTGTTGGAGCAAGTCCAAATGAAATTAGAGATGCTGCTGATAGTACTAATGACTTTGATGTGCATGATAGATTTTACATAAACAATGGTACTAATGCAGCAAGGCATTTTCCGCTTGTACTTAATTCTCTTTTGAGGAGTATTGAGTTAGATAAAATTGAAACTTCAAGAATTAGCTATTATAGCAATGTTGGTTCATACGGTAATAATAATGAGGTTAAGATTATTAATCCAGTTATGACTTATATCGAAAAACCTATATTAGTTGAATGGCTTAAACAAAGAGGGGTATACCCTGAAGCATTATTTCCATTAGAACCAGATAATGAAATATTAAATGAAGAACATCCTTTTTATTCCAATAAGTTAGCTTTGATAGTTGATGCTTGGCAACAATTAAAATATGCAGAATTAGACAATCAAACTGTTAAAAATTATCTCGAATCATGGATTAAAGAACATAGCCCTAAATATGGTTTTGAAAATATGGGAGAAACAGCTATAAGTAATCTTGCTGAGATTGTCAATTTCGAGAAAGGGGGGAGGAGGATTAAAGGAAGCCTTGTAGATGCTTTTGAAAACTTAGAGAAACAACACATGAGGTTGATTAAAAAACAATCAAATAAACAAGAAAATAAAGACGATTCTAATGGTCAAATTATTGAGGGAGACCTACCATTTTAATTATTGATTTTTATCAACTATTTTTATTTATTTTGAAAACAAAATAAACACCATCCCTTATAATTTACATTATAGGGGATTTCTATTTTTATATAAAAAACAAAAACATAATTTCATACATCAACTGTATGGAGTTATGTAAATGCTTAAAAAGTTTAATGAAGTTTGTGATCTATTGAGTGTTACCCGTGACGGTTTACGAAAAATAATGCTCAAGGATAAAGATTTTCCAAAGCCAATTAAATTAGGAGACACAAAACAAGCCCCAGTCTATTTCGACATAAAAGAGATCGAACAGTGGGTAGAAATTAAAAAAGCTGCACGTAATGAGGTGACAGCATGAAAAATATTAGTTATAGTTATCTTGCTTTGAGCAAAATCTCAAAGTTAGCTTTGGTCGGCTATATTCTACGAGGCGCACAGTCCGCAAGGGCTTTTTTTGTGCGTAATATCTCTATGCGTTCGCATGTTATGGTGAAGCTGGAGAGGGACACTTTCGAGTGTGCAGGGAACCTTGTAGACCTGTCGACCAACCCTTTTCAGCTTTGCCACCCTCACTTGGTCGTGAATGGTAAAGCTCCAAAACTACAAGGAGCGCATTATCATGCCTAATCAAAATAACACCCGAAAACCGAATCCAATCAATAAAGATTATTTTCCATTACTTTGTCTGACGAATGAGTTTTTTGTACCCCATAAAGATGCCAATCATTTAAATGCTCAGGACGTAGTTGTTGACCTTGTGAACAGTGCTAAGAATATATCTATAGCAACATGGAACTGTTTTGAAGATGGTGAAAAATTAGTAATGAAAGGTGAAATTGTTGCCAATCTTATATTCGAAATTCAAACAAAATTAGAAATGATTGAGAAAATCCTACCTTTAGCTTTTGATGATAATAAGGGGGAATAAATGAATATAAAACCCTCTTGGGATACAACTGTAGATATGTTTGAGGAAATAGACCCAAAACAAAAGCCTATTTTCTCACACATGCATAACTACACTAAAAATGTAGTACATAGTTATTCGATTCAAGATTTTGATTTAAATGTATTGGTTCAGAATGAAGATAAGGGAAATTTTAGAACTGTAGCTGATGAAACTATCTTTAATAAAAGAGATATCTCAGGCTACAAGGCAATTCCTTTATATGATTTGGAGAGTAGTCAATTAATTGGTTATCAATTGCTAAATACAAAAAAGAAATCCCAGCCTATTAAAGTAGGTGCTGGGATTCCAGTTTGTAACTTTGGCAAATCAAACCCATCAAGTTTTATTGCTACAGACAATTTAAACTTATTTTTTAGATTATCGCAACTAAATTATGTTGCTGTATTTCATAGCCGTATTAATGCAGCTTTTGAATTGGTGGATAACTATTTTGATGATCAGAAACCAAGAATTATTGCTACCAATAAATCACTTAATTACAACAGTGATTTAAAAGTTCATTTTGATTCTGATGTTTCTGGTTTAACAGATCAGCAAATTCAATCCATTTTGTTAGGTAAGGCTTCTGAGATTAAACCAACAGAAGTCAATTCTAATACCACACTTCAGATTGTGAATATGAGTGACATTGAAGCCCAGCCAATTACATGGCTTTGGGATGGATGGTTGCCATTAGGAAAAATGACAATTCTAGCTGGTGCTGGTGGATGTGGAAAAACAAACTTAACACTTGCTTTGATTGCCACTATTACAACTGGAGGTGTATTTCCTGATGGTTCACAGTGTAGCAATGTTGGTAAAGTTTTAATTTATTCAACAGAGGACGACCCAGCAGATACTTTAAAACCTAGATTGATTGCCAATGGTGCAGATATTACTAAGGTATCTATCATTTCAGGTCGAACCAACGAGAAAGGAGAATTAGAGCCTTTTGACCCAGCACAAGACTTCCCTAAAATTGAGGAATACATCAAATTAAATCCTGATGTAAAACTTTTAATGATTGACCCGATTATTTCCGCAGTCAGTGGGGATATGAACAAAGCAAACGATGTAAGACGATCTTTACAGCCTTTAGTAGATTTAGCCAATGAATATAAATTTTCAGTGCTGGGGATAACCCATTTTGCTAAAGGTACTTCTGGAAGTAGTCCAGCAGATAGGATTATAGGTTCACAAGCTTTTACCGCCCTTGCTCGTATGGCTTGGAGTGCAGCTAAACGAGAAGATGAGGGCGATTGTATTCTTGTTCGTGCCAAAAGTAATAATTCAATTTTAGAGGGAGGTATACGTTATCAAATCGAATCTGAAACTGTTTTAGAGCATATCGAAACAACAAAAACAGTATGGCTTGGAACAATTGAGGGCACAGCCAAAGAATTATTGAATGAGGCTGAAACAAGCGAAAGCAATAGTTCAACTGTAGATTTAGCTAAAGAGTTTTTAATTGATCTATTAAGTTCAGTCGAAAATATGCCAACCAAAGAAGTTCAAGCACAGGCAAAAGATGCTGGATTTAGTCCAGCTTCAATTAGGAGAGCGCAAGAAAAATTAAACATAAAACCATTTAAACCACAAGGCGAAAAAGTCTGGTTTTGGTCACTTCCTAAAATTCATAGATTGGATGAGCCAACCCACTTTTAACCTCACTACACCAATGAGCAAGTTGAGCAACATGAGCAACATGACGTTAACTATATGAAATATATAAGTATTCAACTTGCTCAAGCTAAAATAGGGTGAGCAACATGACGAGCAACTTGAATTTTTATTTAAATCAAAGCTTTACAGTCAACTTGCTCATGTTGCTCAACTTGCTCAAGGTATATAGACATTAAAAAACCCCGCTTAATTCGCAAGAATAGCAGGGCTAAAAAGACCAATCGGAACAGAGCAACCCTTGTTGATGTATGGATTAGTTTTTATGCTCTTGTTTCGTAAAACAAGCATGAGATAGATGTTAAACAAATCTAAATTATTTAGCAAATTTTATATAGATTTATATGAATCTAAGACTATGATTTTTGCATATCTCTTATGATATTTAGGCTGTATCTTGATCAGGATACAGAGAAATGACTTTAACTGAATTAATTGAAAAACGATCTAACACCGTAAATCAGATGAAAGCGATTGCTGATAAGGCAACGGCAGAAAACCGAGATTTAACGGCAGAAGAATCTACCCAGTTCGACACATTGAAAAATGAAGAACGAAGCATCCAAAAACAAATTGACCGCACTGAATATTTACGCAGTCTTGAACGATCAGCACCAGCCGACCATATCGGTGATGGACAAAATAAAGACTTTGAACAATTAAAGCGTTCAGTATCAGTATCCAATATCATCCGTTCACAAATGAATGGACAAGGTTTATCTGGTGCAGAACTAGAATATAACCAAGAAGCAGAAAAACGCAGTGGACGAAAAGCACAAGGTGCATTCATTCCATTTGATGCGCTGGAAACACGAGCAAATACCACCACAACTGCAAAGCCTATTATCGGCACTGATTACAGACCACAAGATTTTATTGGGGCATTACGAGCTTCAAATATTGTCCGATCTATGGGCGTTCGTACATTAACTGGACTATCTGGTGATGTGGTTATTCCTAAATTTGGTACAGGTTTATCGCTTGGCTGGATTTCTGAGGGTGAAGCAGTTCCAGAAGATGAAATGTCTTTTGATGCAATTACCTTAAAGCCAAAACATACAGGCGGTAAGACTGAAATGTCCCGCCAGTTAATTCAACAATCAAGCCCTGATATTGAAAGCCTTGTTCGTGAGGACTTGAGCTATTTAGTCGGTCAGAATATTGATAAAGCAATTTTGTCTGGTACAGGCGTTAAAGACCCATTAGGGATTTTAAATACTATAGGCGTTTTAACTGGAACAATCCCAGCGACATGGCAAGAAGTTTTAGATTTGATTCAAAAAATTGAAGATGAAAATATCACCAATCTAAAATGGTTAGGTACAAGCACCACTAAAACTACATTGGCAGGGATTGAGAAATCCACTGGAACAGGACAGTTCTTATATTCAGGCGGTCAAGTCGGTGAATTGCCTTTCAATGTATCAGCTAATATGCCTGCAGATAAATTGATTCTAGGGGACTTTAGCCAAGTATTACTTGGTGTATGGTCAGAGATCGACATTCTAGTGAATCCTTATGCAGAACCAGCTTATAGCCGTGGCGGTATCCAAGTTCGTGCAATGGCGACTTGTGATGTAGCAGTCCGACACCCTAAAGCATTCTTGGTAGCAGGTGCATAAATGGAAAAGCGTTCTTTTAGTATTGAATCTAAGGGGCGCACCTTATCAGGGTATGCAGCCGTATTTGACAGCCCAACCATGATAGGGAATATCCAAGAAGTAATTAGAAAGGGGGCGTTTACACGTTCCCTTTCCTCTTTGGATGCCCCAAAAATTAAAGCGATTTATGAGCATGACACCAGCCAATTGTTAGGGCGTTTAGGTTCAAACACATTGCGACTTTCAGAAGATGAAAAAGGCTTGAGATTTGAACTTGATTTACCTAACACCACACTGGGTAATGATGTAGCTGAATTGGTCAAGCGTGGTGATCTATCAGGTTGTAGTTTTGGTTTTATTGTTCGATCAGAAAATTGGACAAATACCAGTCGTGAACTTTTGGACGTTGATCTATTTGAAATCACTCTAACAAGTGACCCAGCTTATGAAGCGACAAGTGTAGATTTACGATCAAAGCGTAAAACCACAAAACTAAGCCATGCTAAAAAATATCTGGAATGTTTACGATGAATAAACGACAAAGAAAGAAAATTGAGCAAAGGAATAATACTCCAGCATATGACACTTATTTTGCCAATGTATTAAACACACCTTTAGTCAATGCTAAAACAGCCGAGAGTATTAGCACTGTTTATGCTTGTATATCTGCAATATCTGAAACGATAGCCAGTCTACCTTTTGAAGTCTATAAACGAACAGATACCGGCAGAGAAAAAGCCAAGCAACATCCCTTGTATAAATTAATACATGACAAGCCGAATGGTTGGCAAACAGCCCTAGAATTTAGGGAAATGCTACAGCGTCATGTTTTATTACGTGGCAATGGCTATGCTGAAATTGTGAGAGATAACCGAGGGATTAAAGCATTAATTCCATTACATCCAGACAGTGTGACTGTCCTACTCAATCATAATGGGAATTTGGTATATGACATTGTTTTACATGATGGTAGCACTAAACGACTACTACAAGATGAAGTCCTACATTTACGCTACCACCCAAGCGACAGCACACCATATTTAGGAAGAAGCCCGATACAGGTAGCACAGGACACAATAGCCCTTTCATTATCTGAGCAACAGCACGGGACAAATACCTTTAATAATGGTACTTCAATGAATGGAGTAATTGAAACACTACCAACCACCACCAAAGATCAAGCACAAAACATTTCTGATAGCTGGAAAAAGAACTATTCAGGTGTGAAGAATCATGGGACTACACCAGTCCTACCAAGTGGGGCAAGTTTTAAACCAGTCAGTATGAGTTTGATTGATAGCCAATGGTTGGAGAGTAGGCAGTTCAGTGTATTGGAAGTATGCAGACTATTTCGTATTCAGCCCACCATAGTAGGTGTTTTGGATAATGCCAATTACTCCAACAGTGTGGAGTTAGCCAGACAGTTTGTGACCCTAACATTAAAGCGTCATTTATTGATGTGGGAACAGGCAATTAATAACACATGCCTAACATCACAGTTCTATTGTGAACATAACTTAGATGGCTTGTTACGTGGTGATAATGCCAATCGTGCAGCGTTCTACCAGTCAGCATTACAGAATAAATGGATGACCATTGATGAAGTACGAGAGCTGGAGAATCTACCAATAGGCATTAAGGCGGATCAGGACAATGAAGAATCACACACTGTATAAGCCAAAGCAGCGAGCTATCCCATTGAATAGCAGACTATGGCAGGAGATCAGACAGGCCGTTATTGCTCGTGATAGTGGCTTATGTCAGATATGTATTAAACGTGGACTAACAGTATCGGGAACTGATGTTGACCATATCAATAATGATGGTGATGACAACACATTAGATAACCTTATGTTGCTGTGCCATGAATGTCATTCGATTAAAACAGCACAAGATATGGGTAAGCATGTGAATTGGGGATGTGATGTGAAAGGTCGACCACTTGACCCGAACCACCACTGGAACACGTCAAAAAATCACGAAAAACTTTTTGATAGAGAACCGCCCACCCAATCACATTTTTATGAACGCAGTTGAGGGATTTTGAAATATGGCAAATCCAAGAAAACCAACAGCCCTAAAAGAACTAGCTGGCAATCCTGGTAAACGTCCTTTGAATGATGCAGAGCCAGAGTTCCTACCAGCCGAAACCATAGCCCCCGATTGGTTGGTTGGTGAGGGATTGATTCAATGGAATAAATTAGCCCCACAAATGGCGATAAATAAATTATTGAATATTGCCACTGTAGAACCATTAGCAACCTACTGTGATTTATTAGGTGCATACATCGAAGGTCGTAGAGCTGGGGAAATACCAGACATGAGAGTATTTAACGCATTGCGCTTAATGGCTAAGGAGTTCGGATTTACCCCATCGAGTAAAGGCGGAATAGTTGCACCAGAAAAAGGAAAGAAAAATGACAAGTCCAGATTCTTTAGCTAACTATTATTTTGATGAAGATGAAGCCGATAAAGTTATCGACTTCTTTTCTGAATGTCTTACACATAGCACAGGACAATGGCGTGGAAAACCATTTGAACTGCTAGAGTGGCAAATAAAATATTTAAGAGAATTGTTCGGCTGGAGAAGATTGGACAATGGTAAAAGACGTTATAGGCAATCAGCTTTATTTATCAGTCGTAAGCAAGGGAAAACTGAACTTGCAGCAGCTATCGCTTTGTATTGTTTGCACTGTGAAAATGAACCAGCAGCACAATGTTTTAATGTAGCAGCAGACACAGATCAAGCAGCACTTTGCTTTAATGCTGCAAAGGCTATGACTGAAAATGAAATTGAATTAAGTACCAGATCAGAAATTTATAAGCGTTCTATTGTTGTTCCGAATACTGGGAGTGTTTATCGAGTTTTATCTAGTTCAGCTAGTACCAAGCATGGATTGAATGTCCATTATTGTGGCATTGATGAATTACACTGTATTGATGATCGTGAGCTTGTAGACGTTTTTACAACTGGTACATTGGCACGAAATAACAGCCTTATTTTATATACCAGCACAGCAGGCTTTGATAAAAATTCTATTTGTTTTGAGATTTGGGACTATGCTTTAAAAGTTCAAGATGGAATCATAGATGACCCAACATTCCTGCCTTGCATTTATTCAGCCCCAGATGATGCAGATTGGACAGACCCAGAAGTATGGAAAGCAGCTTGTCCAAGTATGGGACACACTGTAGACCAAAGTTTTTATGAACAAGAATGTTTGAAAGCCCAGCAAGTCCCAGCATATGAAAACACTTTTAGACGCTTGTACCTGAATCAATGGACAGAATCAGATTCACGTTGGTTGAGTTCTTCGGTTTGGGATGACTGTAAAAATGAAAATTATCCAGACTTTTCTGGATTGCCTTGTTACATAGGTTTAGACCTTTCATCCGTTCAGGACATTACCGCCCTTGTTTTAGGTTTTCCAATTGATGGTAAATTTTATGTAGTTCCGTATTTCTTTGTTCCACAGATTCAAATCTGGGAGAGATCGAGAAAGGATAAAGTTCCATATCCGCAATGGGTAGAAAATGGATATTTGATTGCAACAGATTCTAAAGCAGTTGATCAGCAAGCTATTCGATTAAAAATCCATGAACTGGGTGAGAAGTACCAGATTAAAGAAATTGCCATAGATAGATGGAATGCCAGCCAATTGATGACAGACCTAGAAGCAGATGGATTTGAGGTTGTTGGATTCGGTCAGGGTTATGGCAGTATGTCAGCCCCATCAAAACAATTTGAAACAATGTTAATTAATGGAGATTTTCAACATCCTAACAACCCAGTTTTAAATTGGATGTGTGCCAATACTGTTGTCGAAATTGATGCAGCAGGCAACACAAAACCAAGTAAAAAGAAATCAAGTGAAAAAATAGATGGCATTGTCGCCAGTATTATGGCTTTAGGGCGAGCAATGGCGAACATCGAATTAGACGTAAATGACGAGGTAATATTTTAATGAATTTAGTTACTTTAACCGAGATGAAACAACACCTTAGAATATTGCATGATTTTGATGATGCAACGATTCAAATTTATCTGGACAGTGCCGAACAGCATATAAAAAACTTTCTTGGTTTAGATTGGGGTAAGGTTGTAGATGCACCAGCGCCCATTAAATCAGCAATTCTTTTATTGGGCGCAGACCTTTATTTAAACCGATCTATGCAGGCAGATCAGGTGCTAAATAACAATCGTGCATTTGATTTGCTTTTAAATCCCTACATCACTAAAGAGGTGTACTAATGAATATAGGTGCAATGGACAAACTTGTTATTGTGGAAAAATCGACAAGCACACAGAATCCGAATACTGGGGCTATTACTAAGACATGGAGTGAATACACACGGATTTATGGCGATTATCAACCTTTATCAACAAAAGATATTTTGGCAGCTCAAGCCATAAAAAGCACAATTCAGGCAAGACTTTTAACCCATTTAATTGATGATGTTGATTCAACAATGAGGGTCAGGATTATGGGATTAAATAAAAATCCTAAAGGTTCATTATTTGCTATTGATGGAAACCCATATCCAGACAATAGAAATAACCGAACATGGCTCAATTGGAATTTAAAAACGCCTGAAGCTGGATGGGTATAA